ACAATTTTCATGCAGGTATTTACACCTGGATGTCTTCCATGCCTGCAGTTCTTAGGCGTACAATATGCCCCATTTGCCACTGTTTGGTATCTAGCCCCTTCATGATACCCAACCATCGATTGCGTAGATATGCCACTTCGTTGATTATGGTTTCGTAATCAATTACTTCATCTTCGCCATCCACATACTTTTCAGCATCTCGACTGGTGAGCGCACGGGCATAACCTTCTAGATACTTTTGAAAGTGTTTTCTACGTATTTTGCGCAATTGAATATTGAGAAAGTTTAACACCGCTTCAATCTCTTGAAGTTGATTATACCTAAACTCAGTGATGCCCGGAAGTGCTGTGATGTTCTTTTCTACTAGGCCGCCGATACGACAGTCTTTTTTGGCATCATCGAGCTCACGCTCGTAGTGTGCTATAAAGTCTGGAATAGCACTCAAGCTGGCAACAACACGACTATACCACATTTTGTTTTTCTATAATTAAATCGTCTGTACATCCTGTACAGGTAACTTGCTGACACACAGTTGGCCGATCAAACAATTGCCAATCTTGATCAATATGTCCCAGCAAGTCATTTTGGCATTCACCACTGTATACGTTGCCAGTAGGACTGATATGAATCCTATCGAGGCCGGCATGACATTGCCAATTTTGCCAATGATCCAAATTGTTGTTATGCAACCAATTGGCATCCATTAAAAAACTTTGATCATTATCCACATACACATGACAATTATAATACTGATGATTAGTTAATTCCAAGATTTAGTTTGCCTTTCATGATTGGGTATGATCGTGTTTGTGCCGAGTAGTTGATAGCATTGATAGAATGACTGATTGCATGTTTGTTCAACAGCGTTACATATTTTTCAATTTGACTTTGATTCCAAAATTCGTTCATGATGTTAACATGCAGATGTTTGCCCAATTCTAACTGTTGATGTAATTTTATAATTTTATTAAAAAACAGTTGTTCATTCACATGTTCACTATGCAAACTAAAAGATACATTGTCTGTGCAAGCAAATATTTTTTTGTAATACTGAAAACTAGCACTACCATTGGTTGTTAACAAAATTTGATCAATATGAGTGCTGTATTGTGTTCTTAACCATTCAACCAGTGGTAAAAATTGCTTGTTGGCAGTAACCTCGCCACCAGTAAAACTGATTTTGTATTTTAATTTTCGCTGATGAGTTTTTTCATATATGGATTGCCATCGTTGTTGCAATACTGCCAAGGGTGAGTTCTCAGAATAGTTATCATGCAACGATGTTGGACAATACATGCAATCATAGTTACATCTTGTGCCAATATTCCAAGTTACACTGAACACCGGAGACACTGGTTGTATTTTAATTATGTTAGGCATGTGTCAACCATTGCACAAAGGTGCTTGGATAAATGTTTAGATTTAACTTACGTCGACGAGCAAACTCGGTGAGATACAAAGACAATTGATCCCTGTGTTGTTCTGTAGTAGCAGCCTCGATTGAACTAATCAACTTATCTTTAAAATCAATATTGCTATTGTTCAGCAAGCCAATCACATGATCTTTGCTGGCGTCATCAAGTACATTTACGTTTAAAAAATCTGGATCGCTACAAAATTCATATTTGATATAGCGACCTTCAAACTGCTTTGCAAATTCAGCAAATCCAAATATAGTCAAATTACTAATCACAGATGAGAAGTACCAATCAAACTCCTGGTTTTCAATTTCAGCCAGGTTAGTGTTGAAATTTTGCCAGGTATTACCAAACCGATTAAACTCGTAAAGGTCATTGCAATTTTCTGCACTAACAATTAACGTTATACGATCGCGATTGATCAATTTTGACAACTGCGATTTAAATCTAGTTGGGTTAACTCCCATACCTGTAAAAATTTTAACTCTGTTGTTCACACTAATTCTGTTAACAAACTCTGCAAAGTTATTGTATAGGAAAGTTTCTCCTCCAGTGAGATACACACAATCAGTGGTGTGAAGACTTTCAATTTCTTCAACAAGAGAAAGATAGCCAACACTGGTTTGATGCTCAGTCTGACTAATTTTGGTTAAAATTTTGTCTATTGGAAAAATTTTAAATCTATCTTGATCAGTGTATGGCCCATTTTCCTGGAGATCCCGTGTCCATGCAGAACTGTATTGTTTACAACAATATGAACAGGTCATGTTGCAGGTTGACCCTAACATGATATGCAAATTTTCAGGAGCCGATACCTGTGTTGAGTTGAACAATTTTTTTTGCGTTGAATACAACATTCTACGACTGGTTATATTCTGGCGCTCAGGTTCCCAGCACGGACCTTGACAGCTAGCCACTGGTTGCCCGGCCAACATGGTTTGCCGTTCTTCAATCAAATGCGGTGTATTAAACAACTGTCCTGGATTGTTTTTTACCCAACCTAAATCAATTGCATGTGGCTTTACAGCACAACAGGAATAAGATTGTCGTTTTTCAAGATCAACAGACAGCCAAGTAAACTTTTCACTACAATAAAAATCTTGCAGTGCAGAATCGGCCATTAGTTTTCCCAGTCGTCTTCGTTGTAATCCTCTTCTTCAGGATCCTCTTCTTCTTCATCCTCTGCATAGTCCTTGTCGTTATCAAGATATGCTGTAAGTGCTCGTTTGATATCTAAGTCGCCCTTAAATGCATTACGAATGTCATCAACTTCACTATCATTGTCCATCAAAATTTGAACTACAGTTTCTGCTGCCTCCTGGCGATCAACTGTGTTTACAAAACGTTTGAGTTCGCCCCAAATCTCTGATGCTATCGCTTCACTCATTCTGCTTCCTCCTCGCCGGTACTTACCTCTTCTTTAATGTTTCCAAAGTCTTTCATCACAGTGTCAAGGCAATTGTCATCATTGCGTTCCCATCCTTTGCGGAACTTCTTGATGATCTCGCCTTCAGTTGTAGTAAACACCAGACTGTTGCCTTCTTTCTTGAGCAGGCCTTTTTTCTCAATCAAGTCAGTCAATCCTGAGTATGGACTCATACCTGTTGTGTAAGGAATCTTGACTTGCACGCCTTCAAAAGGTTTGGCATAGCGTGTTTTCATAACCTTGCAACCAGCACGGATACCCATGACATCAGTGATCTTGTTGCCGTCCTCGTCCTCTTTTAACTTCATCTTCTTCATGGCCACAACAATTGATGAGGCGTAAATGAAACCTTGACCGCCTGAGATCTTATCATCTGGGTCAAACATATCCTGTGATGCGTATGTGTGGTTGGTACAAACCAAACCCACATTGTATGAACCAAACATGTTCACACAGTTACGCACCAAGGCGGTGAGAGCTTTGGGCTTACGGCCTAGATCACCCTTCATTTCGCCTGCATCAAACTGGTTTACATCAGTGGGCGTTAGCAACATGCCCAATGAGTCAATTACAAACATGACCTTGGGACGCTCGCCATCGGGCAAGGCCTTGTAGTCACTCATGAATGTTGAGATGGTCTTGGCCACATCATCAATCATGGCCATGCTCAACTTGAGCAATTTGCTGTCACTTGTGTCAACACCAAGTGCTTTGAGCCAATCTTCATCTAGCGCATTCTCTGAATCAATTAGCACCACAAAGATACCTTGCTCTTGTGCGTTCTTCACAATGTTGCCTGAACAGATATAACTCTTGCCTGCTCCTGAGTCTCCGGCAAACACAGTTACTTTGCCCAGTGGAATGCCACGGTTAAAGTCGCCGCTGATCAAATAATTCAAGGCATAGTTGCCTGTTGAGATCCAGTCTGTTGGATCGTTGAAGCCAATGCTAAGGCCATCAATGCTCTTGGTAATTTCCTTGCGGAATTTTGATACGTCAAATGGTTTTCCCATAATAATTTCTTTCAATGTAAAATAATGCTGGCAGAATTATTTGCCTGTGAGTTATTGTAAAGTATTTTACGATACTTTGTCAAGTGTTTATCTAAGTCAATCATATTTGCAATAGGAATTTGATTGGCCATGGGTTGGCGGTTATGTCGTTTACACCAGGCCAAAAATTCTGGACTAAAGGCTATGGTTTCAGGTTGTTGTAAATTAAGTTTAAACGAGTATTCTAAAGTTTCGTAATTGTAATGATCATCGCAATCAAGATTCATGTCAAAATATTCAAACTTGTTTAGAAGTTGCCGGCCCACATAGGTATATCCAAAGGTAAAATTCATCCGATCCGTATTAGAAATCATAGATGTTTTTTGAAATGGATTATCAAATACTTCCCACTTGATACTGGCGTCAAAGTCAATAGGGGTAGTAAAAATTCGTTCCAATCTATGGACTGCCATATTGACTTCTTCGTATGGAAAGATACGCCCAATATGTTGCATGATTACTGCCAATCTTGCTTCCACTATTTCATCTGGAAATTGATCATGCAGTTTTTCTCCTAGTTTGGCAGAATTTAAATTTTGACTAAATCTCAATCGATGAACTGGTATTTTGTGATTTTGAGAAAATACCCATTCGGCATGTATGCGATTCAACAAATCTTGGTCTAAATATTTTTCTAGATTATCTGATTGTGGCAAGTTGCTTTCCACAAGATCATGCAGAACTTCGTTAGTATTAGATAATGCCCAATGAAGATCTGTAAGAGCTTTGCTGACTTGCTTTGCTATTTTTTGCTGATCAGAAAATTTATTTTGATTCTTGCTGATTGATTGTTTAACAAAAAATTCAAACAACTCGTGGTTGTATATTACCTCAAAAGGTATGCTATCGCCGGTGTTCTCAAATACCAAAGAAAATTTCATAATAGGTAAATGCAAGTACCCATGGGTACTTGCATTATTTGCTAATTACTGCTTGTTTTGACGAGCGCGGATCATGGCCAAGATGTCTTGGGCATTACCACTTGGTATGGCTTTGGCCACAGGTGCGGCTGCTGGTGCTGGCTCATCATCAAAAGAATCTTCAGCAACAGGTGCTGCTGGTGTA